TTTCCCCCAACTGTTCATCCATGATGCGGAACACCACAGGGTCAGTGGCTGCTGCCTTGGCCTGCTGTAGGTGTGTGAATTCTCTGTCATCATCCTGGATACTGAAACTGTCTGGATACTTGACTTCACCCATCCACACACGGTTTTGATATTCTCCAAACAATTGCCAAATTTGTTCTTCAGCAAGTTCTAGGTTGTCAGCTTTCTCACTTAACTTGGCATTCAACAAGTTGAACTCCACTTCCATGGCAACACCGCTTTGCACCTTTTTAACTGTGCTGCGAACACCACCAGTGAAACTGATACGATCAATAGCTTCAACCAACTTGTCAATGCTGCTATGAATGTTGGGAACACTGGTTCCACCTGCTTCCAAGTAGTAAGGGTTGAGACCAGGATCCGAACCTTCTTGTAAAATAATAATGGCACCAGCACCTGAACCCAATTGTGCAGTAGGCGGAACCACTAGGCTGGGGTGTCCGTCCAAGCGTATTGCCTGTTCATTCTCACTTGTTAGGTTGTAGATTTGACGCTGTAGGTCAGCAATGTCTGTGATGTCACTTACGCCAATGTCTTTGGTAATGCCACGATGATTATAAACAAGTATGCAAGGAATCTTGCCCAACTGATTCTCTTCTTCACGATCCATGTAGGCTTCTTTTTTAACATCATCCATGATCCAGGTCTTAATAGTTTCCTTGGTCCATTCTTTGATCACAGTGATCTTGTCAATCACTTCTTCCACATACTTGAAGTAAACCAATTCATAACGTCCGCTGGGGCTACGTTCCCACTTCCAATCACTAACTACCAAAGGTGTCACAAGATTCACATAAGGGCGTATACCAGCAGCCTGCTCTTGTGCCTGTGTCACTAGATCAAAGTTGGGCTTGCTCATCACAACCCAAACATGCCCAAACACGCTGCTCCAAATTGAAACCTGCTTCATGAAACTGTCAAAGTCTCTGCCTTCCATGTCAGCATCACGTAGGAAACTTTCAACGTCCTGCTGGTATTCCCAATCTCCAAGATCACGCTCTGGCGGCTCACGGAACAAGAAACTCACATAGGTCTGAATCACACTCTGTGCATGATTGTCTAAGGGTGTGTTGTTTAGGCGTGCCGAGTATTCGTTTTCTGTTTCTAAAACATATCTTGTTAGGTGTCCTGAACGACGATATTCTTCACCGCCCACGTAGCTCTCATATAAGAACTGAAACCGATCTCTGTTTCTCATGTAGAGCCAATGTGTTGAAGCAAGGGCTGTGTAGTCGTCTAATAGCGTTTGATTGGCCATGTGTTTATCCTATTTTATGTCCCCACTGCCTAACGGGCACAGGGGTTGTGGGTTGTCTAATGGGGAACAGGTAGTCCACCATGTATCTCAGTGCGTCATTCATGTGATCAAAGCCCGAGTCTTTGTCTGGAATGCTGGTGCCTTCTTTATAGGTGTGTTTTTCAAGACACTCAATTGAGTATTTACACCGTGGGTCAAAGAACAGCGTAGTAATCCCGCTAGAACTTCGCAGTTTGGCATTCACAGCATTGATTCCATCTCTCACTGCATTGTGTCCATGTGGTGCCTTTACTGTGAATCCAGCGTTGCGTAGTATGGTGTGATCAGTCCTGCCACCTGCTGAAGTCTTACGTTGTGCGCCAGCAGGATCAGGGTAGGCCACAATGGTGTGTCCAGGGTAACGTGTCTTTACTTCTTCAACCAGTTCTTCAGTGTTAGATCCAAAGATCTTGAACTCATCAACAATGTGCATCATGTTGCCAGTCTTGATACCTAACACTGCACTCATAGGATCCACGTTGAAGTCCACGCCTAGATGTAGTTCTCGAGGCAGCGGATCAGTGTAGGCTTGCACATTATACTTGCGATCAAATGCGTAGAATATCCTGCCTGAGAATGTTTCAAATGTGGCTTCATATTCTTGACGGAATGTTCTAACATCCAATGTGCGTCTGGCTGCTTCAATTTCTTCCGGTTTGACATTGCCACCTTCAATGGTGGTAAACTGAAAGCTGGCCCACTCTTCAGGGTAATCTGTGCTGGCTGTGAACAAGTCATGTGCCCAGTTAAGGCCTTTGGGTGTGCCAATAAACAGTGCGCCACCTTCGCGATCACTCAGTGTGGGGCGTAGTGTTTCAAACCATGCTTCTGGGTTGATGTCTGCAAATTCATCTAGTACCAGGTAGTCCAAGCCAATACCACGCAGGCTATCATAATTGTCAGCACCTTTGAGAGCAATAGTGGATCCATTTTTTAATTCAAAACTCAGTTCTGTTTCATTGATTTTTTTAGCCCATCTAAGTTGCGTTAGTTTACGCTTTAGGGCTTTGAAGGCAATCATCTTTGCCTGTTTGTAAGTTGGTGCCACATACCAAACAGTTCTGTCAGGCAGTCGCGCTTCATAACACAGTCTATTGATACTTAGAAATGTTTTGCCAAAGCGTCGACCAGCCACGATGACTTTGAAACGCTGTGGAGCAGACACTACCTGTTGCTGGGCGGCACTCAGCGCCATTAATCATCGCTCCAAGGCAGCGGTGCATTGGCTTCTGAGTCTGTTGGTGAATCACTCATGCCCAATAAATTCTTTGACAAGAATATTTGCACTGCGGCATTGTTGTTTTGACATGCGTTATTCAGCATAGCCCTGCGTAAACTAATCCGTACCGCGGCTCGGGCTTTTGTCAGTTCTGCGGCGAAGTTTCTAGCAATGGCATCTTCTGTGACGCCAAACCAGTCTGCTATTTCTGTATTCTTGCAACCCAAGGCAGCAAGTTTATAAACTTCATCCGGTGGCACTATGGTCTTATCTCTGCCCACCGGGAGTCCAAGCACTGTCTTTTCAGCGAGTTGCTTGGGCTTGGGTCCTCGTTTGTTGGTGGCGGGAATGTCTGGCGTGTTATCTTCCATACCAGTATTTAACTAAGGTCAAGAAAAAGCCCACGGTAAAGTGGGCTAAAGGAACTCAGATCTCTAAAAATTACATCTGCTGAGACAGGTTTAGATATCTTTGCCAGTAAGCATAATATATTCTTCTTGTGAAATTAGAAAAAATTCAATTGGATTTTTTTTCAATTCTGTTGTTAATCTATATCTTGCTTTGTGAGTTTCTATATCAGAAATTTTTGAATAATGTTCTGATGCTGATTTTAATGATTCAAAGATTCCTTCAGGCGTAACAATAGGTTTAAATTTTGCTTTCGAACTATTTTTGATCATATTTTCTAACCATAGTTTATTATTTTTATTTCTATTATCAATTCCTTTTTGGCGATTGATAGCAGTCATTGGATTACTATGAACTTTTTTCATGGCTTTTATATGATTCAATTTTACTATTGGATCATTTTTTCTTTTTTCTGCACCTCGTTGATTTGCTTCTTGCCATTTTGAATCTTTGGCATTTTTTCTGTTTGCTTCAGTACGATTTTTATGTGCTTGAAGATTATTTTTAGCTTTAATGGTTCCTATTTTATTTTTTTCAGCCCAACCATTTGTTTCTCTTTGTTTAACAACTTCACGATTGGCAGCTACTAATGTCCAATTAGTTTTAAAAAGTTTCTCATCACTTAATCCAGGCAATTCAATATTGCCCCAAGTTTCTGTATTGGTATTAGACATAATAATTCCTTATTTCCACAGTTGACGCAGACGTTCTTTTAATTGTTTAGGATCACTACATTGATTCATAATGTCTGCAATCATAATTGCACGACGGGGAGTGACTTCCACTAGATTACGATAATGCTCGCTCATGTAATCAAGGGCATTGTTGATAATTTCTTCTGGATATCCACCTTCATACTCCTGGCAATTGGCACCCAGCATATCTGCATTTTCAACGAGATGCAGAGTATACATGAGTTTTTGTTCATCAGTGAAATAACATTTAGTAAATCCAAAGCGGCTATCAAGCGCCATTGCCCATTGTTTCACTGCCTTGTTAATTTGTTCGCGACGATCATTGGTAATCCAAATAATCTTTCCTTCAAATTTAAAATTATGTGGCACATTGAATTCTTCCATAAGTGGATTCTTACGGGCAGTTTCCCAACTGACATCTCGTTTTTGTCCGAGGTCGGCCGCGCCAAGCAACATAGGAACAATGGCATTTTTATCTTGGTGATGAATAATATCACAGTCATCAAGAATAATAATGCGGTGTTTGGCACGATTAAGATAAAGTTTTACATAAAGGCTTGCCGCAGTGATCTTGCCACCTTTGATATATTCAACATTTTTTGCATGTCCATTATCAATCAATGCTTTTTTCACAGTAAAAGTTTTACCTGTGCCGGCATCACCGCTTACGATAATACCATTCATTGCACTTTGTGGGTTTTTAATAAAATCACCAACTTGTCCATAGATGCTGTCAAAGACATCTTGCACTTCTTGAGCGATTGGATTGATACGGAATTTACGGGAAGTTTGTGCGGTGGCGAATGCACCATTTGTTTTTGCTAACATAGCGTTCTCCTTAGAGTTGAAAAGTTTAATTTATTGGGCTAATCCTTGGACTAGCCCTCAATACGCGGCCTAATTGCTTTGTATGTAGTCTATTATACAGACAATGTTATTTATTGTCAATGAACAATTTGTCCAAATTATTTTACACGACCAATACGCTGTCCGGCAGTGGCACCTTGTGTTGAATAAATGTTGCCCCGACTGTCAATGCGGGCCACACGCACACCTGATGGGGTCAGCACTGCACCGTCACGAATTCTATACTGTGAGACACCCGCGGCGTCACGCACTGAATATGTGTGCGGGGATGGGCCTGTGTTGTTGTACGAAGCCACAGGTGTGGCAGTGGCACAACCGGTTAGGGCAAGTGCTGTGATCGCTATAAGCGTGTGACTTTTCATTCTGCGGCCTCCTGTTGTTTGTTTAAGAATTCTAATAACTTGCTGTAAGACAGTTTACCTTGTAAATGTGCCTCATATTGTCTATTCACTTGATCCCACGATAGTTCTTTACCGTTGACCAAAAGTTGTTCACGCAGTTGACCCATTAGCCTGTCAACAACATTGTATTTGGTATGGTAATGACTCATACGCTTATACTCATCTGGATAGAGTGTTTTGTATGCGTTAAGTCTCAACTGGGTTGCGGTAGTCATTCTGCGGCCTCTTTATTGACAAGTGTAGGTTTAAGATTGAGATTAGGGAACAAATGTATCTCAATACCTTCCCAGGTTCCAAATTCTTCATCACATTGACGGCGGCAACTACGAACTATAACGCTATCTTTGTAAGAAGGAGTAGGACTAACAATCTCACTTGTAATATTGTCTGTGGTAGCACAAGCAATAAAACTTCTACCAGTATAAAACCATTCTTGGGTATTATCTGGATCACGGGCAAGTTCTACAATAATATAGTTGCTCATTCTGCGGCCTCCAAAGTGATATACCAATCAACTCCGTCATTGTCTTGTATAATAAGACCATCATCAAAGTTTACAGAAAAATCTGCTACTTCTTTGTCGTATTTGATTCTTGCTGACAAAGCATCACGCAAATCACGCACGGTCATATTTGGTGTTTTGATATCAAAAAATGTGTTCATTCTGCGGCCTCCAAATTAAGAGAATTTAATTTATTAGCCAAATCAATCAATTCTAAAACACGATTAGAATCATTTACTCTAAGTGCTTCGTAAATCTCTGAAACAACTTTGTCAAGTTCGGATTTCATCACTATCTCCTGTGTGTGTTATAGACTTGGCACTATTGCTGTCTATGTGTTGATTATACACAGGTTTTACCAATAGGTCAACCACCCTATTACGAGTAGGGTTTTGTGTTGTTTTTACGCAACTGGCTCTATATAAGCATATCTATCCGGTTTGCGGCTTACATAGGTTTTGAGTGTTTGAACTTTGATGCCTGTTTTCAGTGCGGCTTCATGTATGTTTTCATGCAACTGATCAAAATATTCTTCAAATTGCAAATTTCTAGTGAATTGATTGATACCGAATTCGGTTTGGTATCGTTCAGCAAGCATTTGTTCAACAGCCTGTGCCGTGGCAGAGAGACGGAAAAAATAATCCCAGTTCATTTGGTATCCTTGTTGGTTCGAATCACTCGTACGGCGATTTCCATAATTTGCCATTCCCTATAACCCTGTGCCACTGCTAAGGCAGCATCCAAAGTTTCAAACGCAGCATCAACTGGTTGCATAGTTGTGCCTTCTGCGGTCATTTGAGTTGTCATCACCACGTATTGTTGGCTCACAGCATCATTCATTGCCAGCTCCTAAACGTTCTTGTGTCAATTGGATATCAGTGACCCAAGCACCACCAAATGTCATGGTGGATCGTATGCGTTCGTTTTCACCTGCAGCTTGTGCCTGATTACTAAATCGCATTTGGCACCAATCTGTTCGTGTCCGGACAGTCAGCAGCCATGTGGCGGGCGCAGTTTGAGGTTCTAAAAGTGCAGCGGTTGTTTTTGTAGTTTTCATTTGTTTAATTTGTAGTTAAGGCAAAGGCAAGTATTCATAACGATCAGGTTGAGTCTTTGAAAGTCGTTGCAGTGTGGCCACTGTGATGCCAGTTTTTAAACTGGCTGCTCGAATGTCAGCATAAGTTTCTGTGGCAATACGAAACTGTCGTGCAGCACGGCCTGGTTTGGATTTGGTCGCAACAGGGGTGCGCTTTCTTGGTACTGTGGCCACAGGTTCGTTGGGAAACATGCTGGGCATACTGAATATGCGAGGATCTTCAAAACGGGCAATGCGATCGGTGAGCCATAGCAGTGTATTACACACTGCATCGCATGAATCCCATTCCTCTTGGCTCAGTTGATCCAAAGGCAACTCCATGTCATAGGTTTGGTGCAACAGTTCAACTGCTGCTCGGCATTCAGCATGATTCAATTGTTCAACTTGTTCTTCAGTTAAAATTGCAGTGTTCATCCGTGAACTTCCTCAAAGCGTGTGACTTGCCTGTGCAAGATTTGATTCTGATGTTGCAGTCGAGTGACAGCGTGAGTCAACTGCTGCACTTGTTGTGCCATTTGTTCCATCAACACGCAGGCTTGTGCCATACGGTCAGCCAGTGTTTCTATCATGTTTTCCGCCATGTCAGCGCGGTCAGTCAACTGAGCCAATTGATCATAAGGGTCCCAATTATCATCCATCATTGCGTTTCTCCAAATCTTCAAGAGTGATTGCTGTGCTCCACAATCTTTCGGGAATGTCATTCCCAGCTGCACGACTTCGAGCCACATGCACTGCGGCCACTCGTTCCATACGCACAGTGTTGGTGCTGTTCCAAGGTAGATCAGGATCTCTTCGGGTTAGGCAAAGATCTCCAGCACCACGACCTCGTTGAGCCCAGGCCTCAGCGGGCCAAAACTGCTGCCACTCGGCCCAAGTCAACTGCCACAGTTCACCTCTGAATCTGGCTTGACTTGTGCTTCTGCACCAACCCAAACGCAAGCTGACCTGGAATGGATCTTTGCTGCTTCTGCGTTGACGTCGATCCACTCGACGAACATTAAGTTGCGTCATTGGCCAACTCTCGACGTCGGGCTCGCACAGCTTGGGGCAAATTAAACTTGCCTTGTGCATTCAAGCGAACACTACGAACATAATTCAAATCCAACAATCGGCACCATGTTTTCAAACAATGTGTTCGTCCTCTATATCGTATTTGATGACCTCTACGCAGGCGATCACCTTGTTGTTGATGTGTGCCCCATTCCAAGTTGCTACGAACAAATCCACGGGTTTGATCTTTGCGAATGATTCTGGCACGAGGTGCAGGCTGGGGTCCCAAGTTGGCATCAACCCAGGCCAGGAATTCGCGGAATGTACCAAGGTCTTCTTCCAATGGTATGCCGTTGCGTAGCCAGCTTTGGTGATCAGCATCATTCTCTCTGTAAATGATCTGTCTTACATTTCTATAGGTGTTAAAAATTCTTTTTTCGTGAGCGTTAAGCATGTGTGTCTCCTTAATGCTATTTAGTACTGCTACTATCACACCTGTCAAATAATGAATTGAATGTGGTAGCATCTCTGCGATCATAGGCTTCTTGTCCACGACTGGCCGAACGACAAATGGCCAGGGCTCGGGCACCCAATTCAGTGTCTGCCAATGGTATCCAATCTCTGCGTGGAACACCTGACAATATGACTCTGCTGTTGCAAATTTGATCAATCAGCCAAGTGAGTTGACTGTTGTTGCGATCTGCTATTTTGAAACTGTTGGATTGAAATGATTCAATCAAGCGTGGCAAATACTTTTCTAAAAACATTTGTCTATTGACAGGACTCAATGCCCGGCATTTGTAATCACTCACGGCCTGTGTGATGTCTATCAACACATCCAAATCTGTTGCACTCAATTTTACATGTTCTACCATACAGTTCTCCTGTATGGTATTTATTTAAATTGGTAAAAATCTGTTATTTAGGTGGCGTTTTGAATGATTTATCGCGTCTTTGAAGTTCCCTACCAAAGTATTCAGCCCACATAGGGTTCAAGTTCAAAACTCCCCATTTGATATAATCTAGAGGGATATCACTGATCATTACATTTACATATTTGCCAAAAGGCATTCTACGTTGAGTGTATTCATTAACTCCCAATTTGTCATTCCAAACCAATGCTTGTTTCTGACTGTTGGGTTTGATAGGCGTTGCAGTTTTGTTCATAGTCTTAATTTTTATAACAACTCGGATTTTTCTTTAGGAAAGTATTGTTTTTGATTTTGTTGTAATGCCCAATTTTCATATATCCACATGAGCAATGTGGGATCTTTTCTAGCCATATCAGCAATGGCCTGTTCAAGAACAAATTTTTTATTAGGTATTCGAAACTGACCCATAGTACTGTCGTGAACCGGTGCAGGTCCCACAGGATTTTTGGCCCATTCTATCATTTGCTGTTTAAAGAACGCATCATAATCAGACATAATAATTTCCTATAGTTTATTATAAATGTGTTTTATTCAAAGGTCAATCCAATTGGTAATACTGAGATCATATACAATAGGGTATAATTGTATATTGTTTAATTTTTTGTGTATTCAAACTTGACTTCGTAACCTGTGTGAGTTCTTACATAATTTCCTAGTTCATCTCTATCTATTTCCTTCTCACAAGTCCAACCATCATG